AGGTGGAACTTATAATCGCCCAGCTTCGCCATCGGCCAGAAGGCGATCTCGTCCTCGTCGGCGATGTTGGCAGCGTTCTTCTTGGTGAGAACGTCGGAATAGGTGCGCGCGCCGGAAGCGCCGCAGTCAATGTCGATCAGCGCCTTGGCGCGGAACAGGCCGTTGATGTTGCCTGCCTTGGCGGTCATCGCAGCGGCCACGGTAGACTGCTGAGAATAGCCGGGGGCGCACAGCAGATCGGGGACGATGCCCAGCAGCGTCAGGCACAGCTCCACATTCTCCATCGCGGAGGCGATGTCGGATGCGGTGACAGTGGATGCCTTAACCTTGTTGTAGGCGATGTTTACCTGCTCGGCATCATAGGCGCTGCCGGTAGACAGCAGCTCCACTACCAGATGCTCGCCGCTGTAATAGGCGTTATAGTCGGTGCCGGACACATAGGCAGAGCCGGTACCGCCGGCAGGCTTGATGACCAGAGTGGAATCGTTGATGGCCGCGATGGGAAGCTTCACCTTGTGCTCCGTCACCGCAACATCAGCCGCGGCAGACGCTTCCTTTGCGGTGGCGATATCCAGAACATTGCAGAAAATGACAGGCTGGCAGGCGAACAGCTTGAAATGCGAATACATGAATTCGCAGAGCGTGTAGGTTGCCCAGTCGTCGGAGTAGCCCAGCTTCTCCACCGCCTCAGACCAGCTGGTGCAGAGAACAGGGGTGCCGGGGGCAGCAGGCTTATCCGCCGCCTGAACAGGAGCCAGACCGACCACGAAGGGGACGCCGGACTCCGCCACAACAGGGGTGCTGACGCTGGTAGCCTGCTGAGAGACATATACGCCGTGGTTCATTGAAATTTCCTCCTTACTTCATGCCCTTGGCCAGCTTGTGATAATTCACATACAGCAGGTTCCCAGGCGTTTTGACTTTGATGCGGTCGGCGGGGAGTGTTTCGTCGCTCACCACCAGCGACGCGATCAGCGGGTGCTGCTCGATCACCGGGGCAAGGGAGTCAAGGACTTCCTTCCGGCCGCCGCGATAGATGGTACCGCGCTGGATCACGCCCATCATGGTCGGACCGAGATAGACGCAGAAGCCGCCGGTGTCGGCGACCTTCTTCGGCGCGGCAGGCTTTTTCTTTGCCGTCTTTGGTGCGGCGGTCTGAGCCGCCGTGTCGATGATTTTTTCGCTCATAGGTTAACCTCTCTTTCCACAGGGGGAAGCTTCCATGCGGAGATCATTTCCCCCACGAAATATGGGGCGGTGTCATCGGGATAGACCAGCGTTTCAAGCCCTGCCTCCAGGTCAAGGGTAAACTGCCCCCCGATCACGACCTGCCTGAGCATCGCAATGCGCAGCCGTTCCATGAGATTCAGCAGCATCAGCCCGCCCTCCTGCTCGTCATCGTTATAGACACAGCAGATAGACCGGACCTTGGCGCTGGAGGTCACACGCTGTCCTTGCGGCTGTTGATCCATGCCGGTAATGACCTGGTGCAGCACATAGGGAGCCTTCTTGGTGGCAGAAGTGCCGTCCGGCAGGCGCATCAGGTAGACCTTTGCAGGGCGGAAGCTCTGCTCCGTGTCGCCCTTCTGCAAACGGGTCGGCATGATCAGTTCGGCGGTGACCTCCTCGGTAAAGGCCCGCAGGCGTTTCAGCAGAATGGTTCTTGTCATAAATCAGCCTCCCCATCCGTTCAGCACGCGCAGGATTTCATGCTCAACGCGCTTTTCGTAGGTGTCGCGGATCGTTTCGTCCATCTTCTCGATGACTTCTTCGTTCCGCATCATGTGTCCGGTAGACGGACCAAACTTCTGCTCCACAGGAAAGCGCGGAGAGCCGATGCGCTCGAAAACGGCAGTCGGGCCGAAAATGCGGGCCACGAATGCGTGTTGAAGCGTCGCAGCTCCGCCGTTGCGCTTTACCTGTGTCTGCACGGTGCCGTCCCGGCTGTATGTGGTGTTGAAGGTCAGCAGCGGGAGCACGGTGCCGGAGAAACTGATGCTCATACCCATCACGCCTCCCGCACCGCCTGTGATGTGGGTCTTGGAGTGAACTCTCCGCATGAATTCACCCTTGTTGATGGTGTACTCGGCGGCTGCGAACTGTCCGGCGCGGGTCTTGGCTGTATCTCCGGCGCGCCTCAACGCGGAGAAAGCCGCCTTGTAAACGCCGCCCGGAACATTGTACAGCAGCTTGTTCACGCGCTCCAGGCTGCCATCGCCGACCTCATTGACGCGGATAAAGCTCATTCGTCCACCGCCTCCAATTCCACGCGCAGCATACCCATCTCACAGACCGAGGACGCGACATAGAACTCCCGGAAGAAGCCGCCGCCGCCCTCCTGGTCGTTGATCCTGATACGCTGCCCCCGCTCCGGCTGCACCCCGCCGAGATCGGACAGGGCGCAGTGGAGAACGGAGGAAACGATGTAAAGCCCCTGGGCATGGTCGCTCATCAGCTGGCGGCGGTCCTTCTCCTTCAGGCCGGAGAGGACGATGGGAATATCCTCGTAGGTCGCCCCGTCGTACTTGACGGTGCGCTTTTCCGCGAACTCGTCGCAGTTGAGGAACACGCCGAAGTTGTCGCGGGCGACCATATCCTTGAAGCCGCTCATACCACAGGCGCCTCCGGCGTCAGCACAGGGGGCGCTTCGCCGTCGTCCACGCCGTCGTCGTCCTCGGCGATCGCGTCCTCCAGCGGAACATCCGTAATGGCGGCGATCAGCTGCGCCTTGGTCTTGAGCTTAGCGGTGTCGATACCCAACTCCTTGGCCAGCTCCGTGAGCTTGGCGTTGGTCAGCGTTTTGAGCTGCTCGGGGTCAAGATGGGCGCTTTCCTCGCCCTCTGCGCCCTCGCCGCTGTTAGATGGGTCAGCGCCAGCCCCGCTACCGTCCTCGCCCGCAGGGGGCGTTGCAACAGCGGGAGAGGGCGTTTCTTCGGCTGGGCGGGCGACACGCAGGGCAAAAAGGCGCTGCGCCTCCTCTTCGGAGACCTCGCAGATACCGCCGCGGTCGATGGGAATGGGGTGCTTCGAGCCATCCGGCCTGTAGCCGTATGTGCCGCAGATGATCTCAATTTTCGTCATAGCCGTCTCCTTTCCGCGCCGGGTCAGGACACAACTTCGGCCGCGTAGATGTACGGGCAGTAGTTGTGAGGAGCAGCCAGGGGGCGAGCGCCCAGACGCAGCTTGCGGATGTCCGCCTCCTGGTTCAGAGAGAACTTCGGAACGCGGGCCGCGGCATGACTGGCAAAGGCGGTGGAGCCGTAGTCGATCTGGGTGATCTGACCGTACATCAGATGGCCGCAGCCAGGGGCGGTGACCATCGCAGAGGTGGCGGGGAAATACTTCTGCTCGGTACCGTTGTTGTCGATGTAGGTTTCGTCTACGGAGATCAGGTTCAGCTTGAAGCCGCCGAAATTAAGCGTACCCATATAGACCACGCCATCGTAGCGGCTGAGCTCCTGGTCGATAGTACCGATGATGATGCCGCTGTTGCGGTCGAGCAGCTTCTGCACCTTCTCCATGTCGAGGATCGCGTCGGCTGCGTCAGAGCCGAGCACCAGGTCGGCCGCGCGCAGGCCGCGCTTGGAGAGCTTGCGGCACATGGCCTTAACATCGCCGAAGAAGTCGCCGCCCGTGGCGTTCCACTTGGTGGCCACGGTATAGGTGTGGTCGCTGGCGTCATCGAAGAACTTGACATACAGCTTCTCACCCTCGGTCTTGTCGTCGATGTAGGTCTGCATGGTGCAGGCGTTGTTGATCATGGTCTGAGCGCACATCCACTCCTCGCGGCGCACGATGCGGCGGTCCATGTCGGTCAGATCGTCCAGCTGCAGACGCGCCGCGCGCTGGGCGGGGGTGCTGTTGGCGTAGATCGCCTCGCCGAAGCCGCGCTTGGTCAGGTCGTCCAGCGTCAGCAGACGGGACGGCGCGATGAAAGCAGGCTGGTACTCATGGATGGCATAGCCGATGCGGTCCATGGGGATGTCCCCGGCGCGGGCGGAGACGAACGCCGCCATCTTGCGGTCGCCCTTGCGGTACTCGGTCAGCACCTTGTCGCAGGCGAAGATGTCGCGCTCCCCGGTGGGGAAGTAGCGGTCACGGAAAAAGGTCTGCTGAGGAACGATCTCCTCGGTGATCGCCATCAGCACATAGGTATCGAATAAATTCAGTTCAGCCATTGTTGATTCCCTCCTTAGTTGGCAGCGGCGGCAGCCTTGAAGACGATGCCGCGCATACGCAGGTTGTCCTTATCACCCTCGGTGATGGTGTAGCTGGCCGAGACCGTCACCTTGCCGATGTCGAAGCAGCCGGCGGTGTAGACAGCTACCTTCTCGTCGGCAGCGGTACCGACGTCGATGTCGTCGCACAGGATGCAGTCAGGGGTCAGGGTCTCGTTTTCCTTGGCCGTGCTGCCGAGAATGACCAGCTTGCCGTCGCCGGCGGTACCGGAGGACTTGGCAAGAATGGTGCCGCGCTTGAGCGTGGCCGCAGCGGACAGCTTGCGGATAACGCCGCCGCGCACTTCGGGCGCGGGCT